GATGCGGCGCCGGACGCGTCACCCAGCGGGCCGGTCAGATCCGCTATCGCCTGCCCGTTGCCCTTGAATGAGCCGGCGCCACGCTGCCCGGCCTGCTCGAGCTCGTCGCCGGTGTGTTGCGCCTCTTTCTGCAACGCCTCGAGCTCATCCTTCGCGGCGCCGGTGTCCGCGAGGATCTTCGCCACCCATTCATGCCCGGTGAGTTTCTCCGCGTCATCGCGGACACCGGCGAGCTCCGATTGCGCCGCGGACGTGTCGGCGCCCACCTCGAGTGTCGGCTCCGCCTTATCAATTTTCTCCGCGTCCGTCAGCGCCTTTTTGGCGTCATCATCGTCGTAGACCGATTCGATATCGACCCTGATTTTTTCGTCAGCCACGCCCGCTCACCGCCTCCGCTACCGCCTTGCGGAACGCCGCCGGTACCACGTCAGTCCGGGCCCGTTGCACCACGTCACGCGTCCACCGGTGCCGCGCCGGGATCCCGCGGACGTGGACCGGTGTGCGCGCGTCATAGGGATGGGCGAATCCGGCGCCGTGCACAAACCGGGCCTTGCGCCGTTTCCGTTTCGGCCACACATGGGCGCGTGTCCCGCTGTTCTTCCACACCCATGGGCCGGTCGGAGTGCCCCACACCGTGCAACGAAACTCGCCGGCGCGGCCCGCGTAGAACTGAGGTTTGGCCTTGAGCTTGTACGGTCGCCGTTTCTTGCCGAGCACCACCGAGCCGCCCACGTCCGCGGCGAGTTGACACACCGCGTCCGCGGCGTCACGTGTCGCCCGCTCCGGGAGCCGGGCGAGCGCCTCGAGCTGCCGGCGCAATGTGTCGGTGCCGGTCACACCGCCGCGGCGACAGCCGCCGGCGTGATATCCGGAGTATCAACACAAGGCCATGTGGCGGTCGTCGCCGCCGCGGAACCGTCACCGAACGTGCCACCGAATCCGCCGGCGACCACGTACACCTGCCCGGTGGCGACAACGGTGGGCGCGCCCACCGAATCCAGCGTGAACGAAAACCATTTGGGGAGCCCGTCGTTCGCGAACGCGTAGCCGGACAGACCACCGCCCGCCGCGGTCCAATCCTGCAACCATGCCAAATCCAGCGAGTAGCCGGTCCGCCCGGGCGATTGCGACGCCGGCGCGCATCCGGTCGCCGGAATCGTGTTGAAAACCGGACTCGCGGTGATCATCGCGGAGGTGAGTTGGCACTCGAAAACGTCCGTGGACGCGGCGAGCCCGGCCTGGTCATCCGCCAACTTGAGGATTGGATTGTTGAGTGTGATAACGGTGCGCGCCACGCGGGCCTCCCTAGCAGTTTGGATTGTCGATGAATTGAGTAACCGTGACGGAGTAGCCCGGCGATTCGCCGCCGGCCAGATCGAACGTGGTCGGGCGGGCGCCGGCGGCGCCGGTGTTCGCCAGAATGAGCTCCACCTGCTCGAGCTGCCATTCGAGCGCCTCCGCGTTGCCCGGTGGCACCGCCAGCACGAGCACCGGATACTCCACGAGCCACCCGCCCACCCCTTCTTTGCGGACAACGGTGGGCGCGTCCAGTAGCACCGCCGGCGGAGTCACTCGAGGATCCAGCGACACGTTTTCGACACCCGCGGCGGACAGTTTGCCGGCGAGCTCGCCGCGGAAGTCGTTCAGGTTGGACACCTAGAACCACCTCGCGTGCTGCCGGCGGACACGCATACGGGCGAGCTCGTCCGCGGTGGGCGGTGCGTCCACCATTCCGCGTGGCACACCGAGCAGCCGGTTCACCTGCCCATAGGTGGACGATGGCATGACACCGGACGCGAACGCGTCAAATGACGCGTACGAATCCACCGAACCGCGTTCGCGGTACAGCGATACCGCGTACATGACCACGCCCATGGTCACGTCCGGGCCCGGTGTGATCAGCTCATCATCCACGTAGCCGGCCTCGAGCCGCCGGCGGAACGCGTAGGCGTTGGCCGCGTCCGTGCACGCGGTCAAAAACTCCGTGTCGGTGGCGGTGCCACCGAGCGCGGCGTTCACATCGTCAGGCGTCGCCCAATCGGCCACTACGGAACCACGGGAACGTTCATGATTGCGAGCGCGCCCGGATACTCCGGTGTCACCGCGAGATAGCCGTACACGCCCACGTCCAGACCGAGCAGCGACACGTCCACCACGCGGATATCCGCCGGCGCGCCCGGCGACACGTGGACCGGTGCCGCCGCCTTTGAGCCTCCGAGCATCGTTGCCGCCGGGAGATTCCAGTCCACGAAAATGGTCAGGCCCGCGGCGTTGACTTCCGGTGTCATCCCACCGAAATTGATCGAACCGGACCAGAACGCCGGCCCCTGATTTTGCGAAACGGAGATGAGCGGGATAGCGAGGTCGTAGGACAGCGCGACGAATAGCGGGCCCGCCGGTGTTTGTGTCGGATCCAGCGCGCCGAGCAGCGCGCCGATTTGGTCGATGAATGAGCCGGACGCCGGTGGAGTGGCGACCGCGGCGAGCGGTGTCAGCACCGACAGCACGTAAGCCTCCGCCTTGCGGCCCCAATCGACGGACGCGGCGCGAATGTACGCCTCGAGGAACGACGGGGAGCTCCGCTCCACCGCCTGTAGCGAGATGTCGTTGCCGCCGGCGATGGTGATCACCGGCGCCGTTTTCAGATCCATATCCACCGGTGTGGAGGTGATCGCCGTTTTCTCCGTCGCCTGGATCCCGGTGGTCGGACCGGTCACCCATTGCGGATACTCGATGGACATTCCCGTACCGGGTAGCGGTGAACCGGACAGCACCGTGAGCAGCGGTGTGCCGTGATCCACGATTGCGGTGATTTCGGACCGGTATGCGGGCATCGCCACCGAGCCGATATCGGTGGTGGTGATATTGGCGAGCGCCGCCTGAATCGTGGCCCGTACCGCCTCCGTGGTGATTTCGCCGCGGTTGGCCTGCGCGACCAATCCGGCGACACGCTGAATCGTCAACGGTGGCGCCGCCGGACGGCCTCCGGCGATAGGTACCACCGCCGGCGCCGGCGCCGGTGTGGGTGCCGTGGCAGCGATGGGCGCGGCCTCGAGTTGTGGAGCCGGCGCCGGCGTGGTGATCATTTCGGTGGTGGTCATCGTTTCCCCTTGTGTTGACGCGGCGACGGAATCGACCACCGCGGACTCGAACGCGCCGAACGGCAACAGCGCGAGGTGTTGCCATGACGCGGCGTGGACGTTCAGTACGCCGTCCTGGTCGTAATCGAACGCGGTTGGATCCGCGCCGACAGAAAACATGCGGAGCACACCGTCGCCGGCGAGCACCAGCGCGTCATCGCCGTCGCGTGTCCTCGAGACACGGACGGTGGAACGCATCGCCGCGCCGTCATCCACGTTCGCCGCGGTGACACCGATAGCCGGGCCTCCGTGCCCGAGCACCACCACGGCGCGCGAGCTCGCGTCCAGCGAACCGGGATGGAACCGGACGCGGCGCCCATCCGACACGGTGCCCACCTCACCCCATGGCACCGCCACGCCGGCGATGGTGCGCGCCTCGAGGTCCGGACCTTCGGCGGTGATCAGCGCCGGCGCCGCAAACGTTGCCTCAATCACGGTGTGTTCGGATCTTCCGGCGGTGGCGGATCTTCCGGCGGTACCGGTTCGGTCGGTGTGTTGAAAGCGGTTTGCATATCGTTCCCCTTCGGTTGTGGGTCGGTGGTGGACGTGAACGGATTGCGGAGCCACGCGTTCGTATCGAGCCGCACAAACTGCCCATGCGGGACCACGTTCGGGCCGGACAGGGTTTGCTCCACGCATTGCAGATAGGGCATCGCTCCGAAATCGAGCAGATCCGATTTCGCCTGTGCGGTGTTGAGGTAGGTCATGCCGGTCCCTTGTGGCGCACCCACGAAATAGGCGGGAATGTTCGCCACGTTCGCCAGGTCGCCACGCTGGTGCATGCGGGCCTCCACGAGCTGCATCCGTGACGGATCCATGGTCGCTTCGCGGTAGCGGAGGAACGGATTCAGCGCCGCCGTCGTCCGAGCAGCTCGAGCCGCCTGAAAATTCTCTGCGATGGTGGCGAGCTCGTCAGCCGCGAGCGGTTCGGAGTTTTCGGTCTGCTCGAGCCACCCCGCCGGAATCTCCGTGAATGAGAAACGCTCCGCGGCGTTGTCCAGATTCACCGCCGTACTGATCGCCCGCGAACCGGTGTAGAGCAGACCCTCAATCGGTGAGAGGAACTCGAGCACGTCCGCCGGATCCACCTCGAGTGTCCCCCATCGCACGGTGCCGTTCGCGTCAATGTGCACGTCCTCGAACTGCATCCACTCGAACGCCGCCGGGAACGTGTCCGCGTAGCGGGCGGTCACGTGCCAATAGGCGCGCCCGTAGAAAAGCAGGTCGTCGCACGTCCACGCCAACATGTACTGGCGTGTCCGGTTCGGATCCGGTCGGAGCATCCATCCCGCCGGCGGATTGCGCCGCTCCACCGTCACCGCCGCCGCCGGATCCCACGAGTACGTCCACAACGTGATCGGCAGCGCGCCCACCGCGGAGCAGATCAGATCACGAGCTCGAGAAATCGATGGGACACCCATCGCCGTCGCCCGCGACCAAACATCGCCCACCGGTGTGAACTCCGCCGGCGCGAGTCGCTGTATCCCGGTGCCGAATATTCCGCCGGTCACACCGCCGCCGGGACGGTGGGCGGTGGCGAGCGCCACCGGGCGCGCCGCGGCCTCGAGGTCCGCCGTAACGACGGGAACGGCCCGGCGGAATAGACCCACGTGTTTCTACCCCGCGCCGGAATCGTCCGTAACGGCGCGCCGTGAAACGGCGGACGGCCCGGCCTCGAGGCGACGGGCCGCGGTCCATTCGCGCCACGTCATCCCGGATTCAGCGAACGACGGCGCCGGCGAGCGCGGCGAGTCGTCCGCCGGCGCGTCCGAGCCCGGATCTGTGTCCGCGCTCCGTCGCTTTTGTGCCCCCATAGCGCCCCAATCGTCCGCGACGGCCCACGGATCCGTCCAGAGGTGCCCGTTTTCTCTCACGAACACCCGCCAGAATCGCCGTACAGCGCCGCTAGCGACCGAAATGGGCTATGGGTGCCCGAAAAGTCCGCCCGGCGAACGTAGCGGCGCCGCCGTTACCGAGTACTTCCTTAGGTGAGGGACGCGCCTGACTAAGGAAGCGGCCGAACGTTCGGCGCGCTAGCCCGCTTTCGCGTAGCCGATTGCGGGCCGGCGGTCACCGGTGGGCCGCGACGCGAGCGCGACGGCCCATACGAGACAGCGGGCGAGCTCTATTGAGCCGCTCGAGTGTGCGGTGGAGAGTCCGGCCTGCTTTGTGGCGACGGCGCGGCCCACGTGTTCGTCCAACAGTGTGGACGGGAGGTGCACCACTTGCCCGGAGGTGATCATCGAACGCAATAAGGGAACGTTGCGGGCGAGCTCACGGAGCCCGACCACCGTTGTTTTGCGGGCCATGGTCGGAGGTAGATGGGCCTCGAGTGTCGGAGTGATCGCCACCGTGTCCACCGTCGCGTATTCGCCGTCCAGCGCCTGCCAGAGCTCGTCCTCATGTTCGGTGATGATCAGCGGACGGACATAGGTGACGCCGTGCGAGTACCACGCCCGGAGCGCATAGAACCGGTCGCCGGCCATTGCCACCTCCGCGGCGACCGAACCGCCGATTGGATCCGGCGCGGTGAACGAAACGCACCGATCCCACACCCCCGGTTGTAACCACGATTCGCTCGAGCTCGTCCACATGTTCAGCGATGCCCGGAGGAACGCGGATCGATCCGGCCCGTCGTACTCCGCCAGCAGTGTTTCCGGTGTCAGCGTGGTCCCGAGACACGGATTCGGCCACGCCCACCACCGCGGGTCATGCCAGTCCGCCGCCGGCGGTATCGACCACTCGAGGAAACAAAACGAGCCGGACTCGCCGGCCTCTATCGCGTTCAATCCGCGTTCGCGCCACTGGCGGAGCAGCGTGGAACCTTCGTCGCCGGCGGTACTCGCCATGATGAGCAGCGGATTTGGTCGGGCGCGCATCGCCGGGATGATGCCGTCGTTGATCGCCTCCGGTTTGATCCTCCACGATTCGTCCGCGATCACGAGGTCGAACGACCACCCATGTCCGGCGTTGACGGTGTTCGATTGCGCGATCAGTAGCGAACCGTTATCGAACTCGAGTCGCTGCCGTCCGAACGAAAACGTTTTGGCGACAATGCGGGCCTCGAGGATCCGCGACAGTCGCACCACCACCGCCTCCGTCAGCTTCAAATCGTGGGACAGCCATGCGACGGTTTGGCGTCCGTGGCGGTCCGCGTGTTCCGTGCACCAGTAGCCCACGAGCGCCTCGAGCCCGGTGGTTTTGCCGTTCTGCCGTGCCACGGACTCGAGCGCCTGCCGGTGCACGAGCCGTCCGTGGTCGGTGGAGAGCATCCGATTAAACGCGTGCGATTGCCAGCGCATAACCGGATTCGGCATGAATCGTTTCGCCCATTTCGTCACCGCCGGCCCATAGCTGCCGTCGCCCATTTTCGGAGTCTCGAGCCGCGGCGTAAACCGTCCCTTCGTTGGGATGAGCTCGAGCGGATCCACCGGACGCGTGACACGCTGCCGCGGTCCCGGTGGACGTTCGCCGGCGTGGTGCCCGTTCGCTCGAGCTCGAGCGTTACCGAACCGGCCACCGAGCTTCTCGTTACATGGCCTGCACGCCGGACGGAGATTCGCGAGCGAATGATCACCGCCGCGGGCCACCTCGAGAATGTGATCAACCGTCGTCGCCCGACCGAGACAGCCGGCGAGCCCAATCGCGCACACCGGTTCGCCGGCGAGCAGCACGGCCCGGTTCCGGAGATACTCCGGATCCTTGTACGCCCGCCCGTCACTCGGCATGAAAACCGCCTGCTAGATCGCTAGATTTCATGCACTCCCGGTGCATATTCATGCACTCCGGCGTGCATGGTCATGCATCGCCGCCGGTCGCCCTTGTTCCCGGCGAAAAAAGGGGACAGGGATCGGGGGATGATGGATTCGAGCCGATCCAAAAACCGCGGCCACGCTGGACTTTTCCTGCATATTCATGCACTCGAATGGTGCATATTCATGCACCGGTCCATGCATGACGGAGCGTGGTCGGACGCGGTTCACGGATTGCATTCCTCGCACCAGTAGCCACCGAAATGGCAGCCGTGCGGACACACCGTGTCCGGTTCGTGATCAGAGCTCGAGCTCGAGCTGCTCCCACCGCCGTCGCTGCCGCCGGGCCCGCTGGTCCGCGGTGTTCGCCGCCTTGCACCGTTTGCAGCTACACGGTTTTTCCCGGTGCTGGTACCTGCTCCGTGTGCCATGTGGCGGTAGTGGTGCATTACGTTTCCGGTCCGCCCGGACTGACTTCTGTGGCATCCGCCGTTACCTCCGAGTGCAAGGCTAGGACGCGGGCAGCAGGTGAGAGCAGCATTTCCGCATCCGGATCCCCGCCGGGCCGGTACCGCCACGACGGCGCATGGTAGATCCACCCGCGCGGTTCGCCCTCGAACTGGCGGGCCTGCCACGAGAGCAACGCCATGTGGGCGCCGGCCTCCGTTGCGTACTCGAACGCCTCGAGCGTTTCGCCGTCGCCGGTGTGCACCACCACGTGAGCTACCGCCGGCGTCACCGTGGCGAACCGGTCATGACGCGGGAGCTCAATCACACCCACCGCCCGCTCCGGTGATCTTCTCGAGGTCCGCTATCGCCCGTTTCAGGTCTTGCAGCGTGTCGCGTAGATCCGCCAGCGACGCGGACGGATCGAACGCCTGTAACGCCCGGAGCACCCTGATTACCTCGTCAATTTCCATCGCGTGTCCAATCCGCCGGCGGGTACGGAACGACCACGTACACGTGTACGTCCGGAGTCTCGGAGAGCTCAAGCTCGAGCGTATTCGTGGTCCTGCCGTCCACGTCCACCACCGGGCGCACCGGAACGCCGTTCGCTCGAGCTATGTCCGCGATCCATTGCGCGTAGAGCGCGTGGCGGTTATCGAGTTGCTCACCCACACCCGGACAGTGACGCGACGCCGCCGGCGAATGGTCATGCGGTGGGTGCGGATCCGAACGTGGACACGCCTCGAGCGGTAGCCGCGGATTCATCGGCGCCCCTGGTGATTGATCCGGTCCATGGTCCGCCATGGCACCGGTGGCACGCGCGGCGAACGCCGGCGCCGGCGCCGGGCCACCGCGCACGCCTCGAGTACTCCGCCGGCGAGCACGGCGGACACGATGACGAAACCGGAGCTCCACGCGTCGCCGGTCATGCCGGGACCAGGGCGGTGCACGGCGCGAGCCGTTTCGTGATCCGTCCGTGTTCGATTCCGGATACCTCGAGCCAACCGGAGCCGTCACACGACGGACACGCGTCAGGATGCACCGGGCCCGGCGGTGCTGGTATCGCCGGCGGTGGCAGCACGGCGCCCGCTTTGAGCCATTCCTCGAGCGCCTCGTCCGGTACGCCGCCGGCCATGCACTCGAGCACGAGCTCGTGCACGCATCGCCCGTCGTCGCCTCGTTCGCCACCGTTCCAGTTTGCGAGCGTGGCCCGGCGGTGCCCTTCGCGGTTGCGAACGTGGCGCCCGGTGGCCCGGTATTTCGCGGCGCGGTGTTCGAGCAGCGCCGCCCGTTTTTGAATCGACGACGACGACGGACCGGAGGTGGAGTTATCGCGCGTGTCGTCGTCGTCAGTATCAGTATCAGTATCAGTATCAGTAGCGAGCAATCCGTCCTGCTCAGACGGTGCGTGCCCCGCCATATCCCCCGCCATATCCCCCGCCAGATCCCCCGCCATATCCCCCGCCATATCCCCCGCCATATCCCCCGCCATATCCCGGCGCCGCTCGAGCACCCATTTCGGCAGCGGAGTGAGCTCCACGCCGGGTATCGCGAGCTGGTACACGGTGGCGGTGCCGCGGCCCGGACGGCCCGGAATGATGATCCGCACGAGCTCGAGCGCCACGAGCGCCTCGAGCGTGGCCCGCATGACCACGCGGGAGAGCGCGGCCTCGAGCGCGAGCAGCGGAGTACCCACCGGCGGAACGATTCCGGTCGCGTTGTCCGCTTTCTCCGCGAGCAGGCGGAGCACGAGCTGGCAGGTGCTCCGCGCCGTTCCGTGGAGCCGGTTGTACGGGTATTCATGCTCGAGCGGGAGCAGCGACCATTGCCCACGTTCGCCGCCGTAGCGGGCCCAATCGAGCGGGCGGTCATAGATGCGCGGTGGTCGGGCCATATCCATGCTGGTACGTCTCCCTTGTGAAACGCCGGTGCTACTGGCCCTTGTGACACCGTTTGTGTATTGTGCGGTCATTCCGTAGTACCTCGATTCATTTCGTGGTTTGGGATTCTTCGGATTGTTGGAGCACCGCCGGGGCGACTGGCGGTGCTCCCTTGTTTTTCTCCCGGTGGGCCGGTGGTCACGCGACCACGCCCGGCGCCGGTGATGCGTCCCCCATAGCGGGGAGTACGTCCGTTCGATCAATTCGCGTGGAGTCGATCCACTCCCAAAACGAACCTTCCTCGAGCATGTAGGGCGCGCCCTTGCGGAGCTGGTACACCACCGCCGCCGGTATCACACCGGTGCGGATCCAGATCCCTACGGTGTTGGGCGCCACTCCGAGAATCTCCGCGACAGCATCCACGTGTAGGAATCGTCGTTGCGGATATTGTCGGCGCGGCGTCACGGCGCGCGACCATAGCCGCCGCCGTTACACGCGTTGTGCGATGGGTGAGGATCCGCCGGTAATGCTCGAGGTGGCGCGCCGGGCCGATAACCCTGATTCCGCAAAACGTCCAGCTCGAGCGCCAAATCCGGCCTCGAACGACCACGCCCGGTGAGAAATGGCCCGCTAGCTGGAGCTAGCGGTGTGCTAGCGGTGGAGCAGTCCGCGGAGCGCGGCGAGCGCCAACACGCCCACCTCCACCACCAAAATCCATGCCTGTGTGTTCGTCACGGTTCCCCCTTCCGGAGCTCGTTGCGAATGTCCTCGAGCACCTCGAGCATTTCCCGGCGCCACCGCCACCACGCCACCGCGGCCACTCCGGAGATGAGCACCACGAGCACCGCGATGACTACATGCACCGCTAGCCGCCGGTCACGCGGCGCGAGTACTCCGCGACGCCGGCGGACAGCCAGTAGTGCCAATTCGAGTCCGGCGCCGGCGTGTAGTGCGGTAAGCCTCCGAGCGCGCCGGATTGGAGCTCCTCACCGGACAGCGGGCGGACAGCGGATCCGACCACGCAAATGGTGCCGTCCGCGAGATGGGCGATATACATATCCGTTTCCTCCGGTGGTGGTGGTGGAGCGCGGTGGGCGAGCTCCGAGCGAATGTCCGCGAGCGACCACGTACCGGCGGAGGTGACGGCGCCGGGCTGCCATTCGCCCTCCACCGCCGCCGCGGTCGCCGGATCTATCTTGCGGTCCGGCGCCCATTCGTTGTGCGTGATCACGTCACCTATGGCGAATCCGTACGCGCCGGACAGAGCGAGCGACAACGCGAAATAGGCGTCCACCTGTTCCGCCGGCCACCGTTCACCGGTCCCGGCGTTCGCCGCCTCCACACCGATTGCGTGCGTATTCATTTGATCGACGGGAACGGTGCCACGCGTGAACGTCGCCGGCCCACCCTTCCCGGCGTGATTGCACGCACCGGCGGCGCACACGTGGACGGTGCCGTCGCGGGCCAAATACAGATTCGCCACCGGCGCATCCGGGCAGCCGTGAACGATGTAATTCACGTCATTTTCTGGCGTGGTGGAGCTCGCCGTATGGTGCCAGACCACGCACCACGGACGGTTACCGTCGTAGCCGCCCGAACCGCGGGCGCGTGTCTCCCATCCGTCCACCTCCACCACCTCGAGCCCGGCGGCGCGCACCACGTCCGCTAGATCCGTGAGGTAGCGGTCACCCACCGGAGCGGATCCGTGTTCGTAGCTGCTCCACGTCCTCGAGCAGCTCCGCGGCGCGAGTGAGCTCGCGTTGTGTCAACTCGCGATTGATCGCATGCACATAGGTGAGCGCCCGCCGTTCGGTCTGCTCGAGCGTTTCGGATTGCGACACGTTGCCGCCGTCCAGCGCGGCGACACGCCGGCGCACATTGACCACGAGCTCCACAACGGTGTCCGTGATCGTCCACGCGTCCTCCGGTTCGTAATCGCCAAACATGCTCACTCCGCCGGCCACGTCATCGGGTCGAACCGTTCCGCGGCGAGCGCGTACGGAGTGGTCAGCAGATAGCGCCCGGTAATGAAAATCCGGTCGCCGGCGCCCCACACCCATGGCGAGCTGCCGGAAATGTTCGTCACACCGGCGACAGCCAAATCGGTTTTGACGGAGTAGATGGTCATATCGGCCACGTCAGAGGTGGTACCGAGCGCGAATCCGCCATCCGCGGCGTGGAACATGCCCACCGCGAATTGATCGATTGCCAACACTTGCGCCGGATATGGCAGCGTCAACCGTGGCGGACCGGTGCTGCCGGTGGTGGATCCGTAGGTGAACCGGGCCCAAATGTTGCACCACCCGTTTTCGCGTTGAGCCGTGGCGAGCCACGTCCCGTTGCCGGCGGTGATCCCGGCGGACCACACCGGATTCCACGTTTGTTGCGGTTCGTACAGAATCGCCCATCCGGTCCCATCCCACTGGAAAAGCTGCTTTGTGCCGGTCACGTAGGCGAGCGAACCGGGCCCGCGTCCGGTCCATCCGTCGCGGGCCGCGGTGGTGGCGAACCGGTGCACCACGCGGTTCGTCACGTCCTGTGTCCATGGCGAATTGATCGCCGCGCCCGGTGTCGGAACGTTCGTGAGCTCACCAATCGTGATCGGTGGCACGGCGGCGCGTGGCGCGATCAGCGGGGCAAGTAGCGCCTCGAGATCCGCCACCCGCTGCTCGAGCGATGCAGTATCGATATCGGTCATGGCGCTATCGGTCATGGCGCGTACCCCCAAACGTTCAGCGGGGATGGGTCATCCCACGTAAATGCGGATTGGTCCCATATCTGCGGCGCGTAGTAGGCGAGCGCCCTCGTGGTGCCGAGCGTGCACACCCACGTTTCCGCGGTCAACGCGTGGTGGAGCTCCACCACGAGCGCCTCCACGTCGATCCGGGCGGTGCCGCCCGCCGTGCGCGAATCGTGCAGGATCCGGACGCGGTCCAGTAGTCGCCAATCCGCCGCGGCGAGCATCGCCGTGGTCCGCGGATCCAGCGGATACACGTCACCGCTTGAGAGCCCCAATCGGGCCTGCCACATGTTCGCGGCGAGATAGCCGGCGAGCGTGTCGCCCTCGAGTTGCGTTGTCCATTGCTGGTCCGTTTCCGCGTACACGTACCGCGGGTCCGTCTGGCGCGACGCCACCGCCACCAGGCCGGCCACGTTCTCGAGCCGGACCACGCCGGCGAGATGTTCGTCACTGGTGGTGAGCACCGGATCCGTGAGCACGATTGGCGCGGTGCACACGTTCGTGCCGAGCACCGGAACCGCCGTTTGGTCGGAACGTCCGACACGCCACGTCCGCGGTTCAAAAACCACCGTTCCATCCGCGTCGCCGTACAGCACACCGCCGTCACTGGTGGCGACGGTTTGCATTTCCTCGAGCGGTGATTGGTCGGTTTGTTGCGCGGTCAGCGTCACCGTTCCCGCGGCGAACCGTGTCCGCACGAGCGGCGCCTGCGCCGCGGTCACTATCGCGGTGAGCCGTGGGCCCGGTGTCTGCCCGGCGGCGCCCGGTGTGTAGTCGCCTATGTCCTGATTCAAGTCAGCGAGCGTGTCGAATGCCTCGAGCTCAATCAGGTCGCCCATGTGTTCGTCGTAGGTGGCGATACGCCCATAAAACGCCCACCAGCTCGAGCCGTGGCGGTCCGTCCACCACGCCGCGACACGCTGCCCGGCGCCGAACGCCGCCGGTGAGCCGTCAAGGTTGTACGGCGCCCACCGCCCGGAACGGTTATCGAGTGTCGCCGCGAGTCTGCCGGCGGGGAACGCGCCGGATTCGTCCGCCGGCCCGTAGTCGATATCGGCGCCGGTGAAATCGCATGTTGCGTCCACCCATTGCGGCGCGGCGAGCACCTCATCCCACACAAGGCCGGCGGTGTCCCACGTGAGCCCGTTGTCCCATTGCCAACCGGGCCCGGTGGACGATTCGAGCGCGATCACCGGACGCACCGGCCACGCCGCGCACGCGTCCGGATCCAGCGTGATCAGCGGTAGGGCGCGGTCACCGGAACGCACGCCGCACCCCTCGAGCACCGTAGCGGCGCCCGTTGCGGCGCGCCGCGCCGGTCACTTGCGCGACCACGTCGCCGCGGTACCCGCGCGGGAGCAGCACGTTCACGGTGCCCGCCGGCGCCACCGGTTCCACCGACTGCGGTCTGGCGGTCCCCTGCCCGCTCGAACCGGACACGAGTTTTGGGCGGTCCAGTTGTGACGCGATTTTCACCGGGTTTTGCTGGTACCACGCCTCCACGTCGCGGGCCACGGTGGTCAGGTCGCCGTCCTCCACCTTTTGCACCTCCGCCTTGATTTGAAGCGGAGTTTTCCCGGTTGTTTCGCCGGCCTGTATCACCGATTTTTCGAGGTCAATCACCTCTTGACGGGAGAGCCCGGTTTTCGTTTTCGCCGTTTCCATCGCCGTCGCGATGTCCGCCGAAAAGTTGAGCGCCTCCTCCTCCACGTCCAAATTGCCCTTGAGCCGGTCGATTTCGTCGTTCAGATCGATTGCTTTTTGGCGTGTCTCCCGCATGCCCTTCCCGAGCGTGTCGGTGTCCGATTTGGCATCCGTCGCGGCGAGCCCATAGGACGGGAGCACGTCATCCGCGAGGTGGGCGACGGTTCGCCCATGAGCCTCCGCCGAACCGTTCGCGCCGTCCCATGACGCCTTGTTCGCGTCCAGCTTCCCGGTGAGGTCACCGGTGAGCCCAATCGTCGCGGCGAGCTGCTCGTGCGCGGACATGTGGGCCGATGCGACGCCACCCACCGCCGCCGTCTCATCCTTCGCGGCCTGCTCGAGCTCATGTTGGCCGGCCACGAAATCGGCCATAGGTCCGGTGCCCTCGAGCAAAAACTCGGTGTAGTCATCAATGTTGAACCCTGCCGCCGCGGCCTGCGTGGCGATTTTCTCGAACGAATCAGCGATCCCGCCGGCGGTGCCCTCCACGTCCCCTTTGCGGAACGCCTCATTGATCCCCTCAATTTCTTTCCGTACCTCCTCCGCCTTCTTTTTTGCCTCCTCCGAACGCTGCTTAAAAATCGTCCACGCCGCGGCGCCCGCGGCGATAGCGAGACTGATCGGACCGAGCGCCGCCTCGAACGTAACCGC